AGGCATAGAACCAATCCAAAATTCCTGACTCATTCGATCGTGTTCATTCAGGAAACCAAGGTCTAACTGGCGTAAGAACGAAGCATTAGCCCACCAATAGTTTCCAGACGAATGGGGCACTGGAAATGTTCTCCAGTTTACGCCCACTACATCATGGGTGTCAAGTAATGCTACGGCTTCTCTCCATTTCACAAGAATGAAATGTTGCATCATCATGCGCCAATCATCTTGGTTTTTAGTGGGATGTGAAATACCTTTGCTATGGAAGTAAAGAATTTGCGAGTCAGGAAATTCTTCTGCATACTGCCTAGCAAGCAGGAGGGAGGGCTTTTCACTAAACCCATCTGTTCTATAAATCGTTTCATGCCCAATCGAGGGCACTGGAAGAGTCCCATTCACCGAAATCGTTAAGCGGGCATGCTCCATTAAGCCGCTCATAAAAAGCAGTCCCATTTGCTCGCTAAATAATTGCTCCCAATCATGAGCTTGGAACAAATGGTAAACAATGATTAGCTGTTTATTTGTCATTTGCAATGGGGAGTAGTGTCATAATGCGACCATCAAATTCTTTCCGCAAAGAAGCTTCAATGTAGTTAGCAAAATTATGAGCAAGGATGATTACAGTATCGTAATCTTTTAATGCACTTCTATCCACCACTTGGAAGCCGGTGCCAGGAACATAAAGCCCTTGCTTTTCGACAGTATCATCTATAACGACTGTTTTACCCATTGTGTTGATATTTAAATTGAGGGCATTCAGGAACACACATCCTTTAGCCGCAGCGCCAAAGAAGCAAATTTTACCAAGCTTTTTAGTGGCAAAAACGCGATCAAAATAATGTCTCAGGCCAGCGATAGTTTGATCAAAATCACACAGATTAACAGCTTTTTGTTCTGCTTTTTGAATTGCGGATAAATCTAACGCTGGCGCCCCAAGTTCCTTGTTCGTCATCCACAGGCGCATTGTGCCCCCATGAATAGACTGAGGAAACAAACCAATAATTCTTAGTCCGTATTGTTGGAATAATTTTTCTAATGGAGAAATGAGCCAGTAGTAATAATGTTCATGATAAAATTGATCGAACTGGCTAGTCAAAATAGTTTCCAGCGTGTAAGGAAACTCCAGCACCCACACGCCATCCAAAAATTTGACAATGCCGCGCATAAACGCATGCACATCTTTAGTATGTTGGAAAACATTTGTAGAAACAATTAGATTTGCTTTCGGCAAATCCATGTGCTCATTAAATTGACCGCACACAAATTCATTGCCCGCCCGCTCATTTACTTCTTGTAAATTGCGGCCCATGTCTACATTAATGAAGCGGGTGGGCTTTCTGCCGCTCCAGAAGTTGTTCTCTGCCGACGCTTCACGAAAGGCATTTAACAGCGTACCATCGTTGCCACCCACGTCAATAACAGTAGACAAATCAAGGTGACAAAGACTTTTGTAAAGCTCTTTGCAATGGTCAATGTATGGCTGACTTACTCCGCTTCTGTACAGATAATGTTCGTACAGGATTTTGGGGTCAACAGCGTAATCCAAATGAATAGTCAAATCCTCTTCGACCACGGCTTTTAATGGAAACCGCGCAGCTTCCATTGACTCTTGCTCGCTCTTGCACAGATTATTAACCAGCGGCTGAGTCCCTAAATCAAGGATGGTGTTAATCGTCATCAGCCAATAAAGCCCAGTGGGGCGCAACTCATCGGCATGCTACCAAAGAATTTATCTTTGCACAAAACGATTCCAGAGAGAAAGCGCTCACTGAGAAATGCCATTGCTCGCTGGTCGTACCCATTAAGTGTCATGATCAAGTCCTTGTATTTATCCCATACAGGCCATAGACAATCAAACAAAACATTCATAACTCGTTCGTAAGAGCCCCTAGGACCGCGCAGCATTGGTCCGCCTTGGAACTGATGCTGATGCCATATGGCGGCCATTTCAGAAGCCGTAAAAGGCAATTTGCCAGCCACGGCAAGGTCCATGGCCATTTCAATGCCTGGAAAAGCATGGCCACCGCGAAATTGGGCTGCCAGTGAGCAGTTGAAAATACAGGGTTCAGAGGTATACAGCACTGAGCTATCGGCTGCCGCAATGGCATCTTCGTGCCAATAACGCCTGTACTGACAATTGCCAATCAATGGTGATGAATCGTTTTTTAGGAGCCAGTACACGGCAGTTAATTCTCCCCACCATGGATTGAGCGCAGAAATGTTGTCACCAGTATCGTCCAACAATTTACCTTCGCCAATGCACTGCGCTTTTTCCTCTTGCGTTAATTGAGAAGCGTTTGCAACAAGGATTTGCAAGTTGGTGTCAGAAGCAAAGCGAAGCGGTGTGTCCTTCATGCACACCGCAAACATCGACAAATCAGAAGGTTTCATAAACCTGACGCGCCTGCCATAGTTCGTTGTAATTATTCACACCTTTGGCTCCAACACCAGTCAAATCGCCGCCACCAGAAGGTTTGCTCCAAGCCATAATGGTGCCGTCTGGCAGGATAAAAGCACGATTCTTTTGTTCATGAGTGGGAGTCAGTTCTAGGTAGTCTCCATAAACAAAATCAGTCTGCCCGCCATTTGCTGCCAAAGCTGCTCCAAGCAGCGTAGGGCCAGTAGGACACAATGGCGTGATGCCATAGTATTTTTCGTGACAGTTATCAACAATCATGTCAATGGCAAATTGCAAAGCCGAATTATCAGGCTGCGAATACAAAACAGTAGTAGCGCATGCCCATGAAGTAAAACTGAAACGCTGGATGTCCCTAAAAGCAAGGAATTTAATGCGGTCACCTACTTCTACAGGGTTGACCATCCTTACGGCAATGTCTAAATACCAGCCACCAAGTTTATTAAGCAAGCAAAAACGTCCCAGGTCGGCCTTATAGGAATATGGCCTTAAGCTGTCGTAGGCCCACAACACGTCTTCGTTATAGTTGTCTGCAATAAATTGTCGCAGTGTTTCATTGTTGTACAGCTTGTAATCTGCTTCACTAAAAGCATTACGCACTGTTTGCGAAGCGTACTCCAGGAAAGGAGAAAGCTGTTGCTTGCTGTCAGAAAGAAAAATTTGAGAAACGTTCATGATGATCAACCAATTTTGACGGGAGAACCAAAGCCCTTAAAAGATTCCTGATCTTGCCTGCTGAGCACTTCATTAACAATGCGCAGCATTGTCTTGGTGATCACAGGCCAAGTGAATTGCTTCTCATGAATGCGATCATGGCACCATTGTCCAGCCTTTTCCAAGGCCGAACGGTCTTCGTAATAATCATTCAAGATGGCTGCCACACTGCTGGGGTCGGGCAGTAATCGCTCTAGACCATAATTCCTGTCGGTTTCGGAGCCATTGCAAGCAATGCGAGGAATGTCGTTAAAAATTTCCCTGAGACTTGTATGATCAGGCACCACCTGCACCGTGCCTGTCGCAGCATGTTCGCTATTAACCAGCCCCCAACCCTCACCAATACAAGTGTTGAGACCCACATCCACTGCGTTATACACTTTGTTTAACTGCTCAATGGGAAGGCAGTTGTTCGTGGAAAAATGGGGACTTGTCAAAATAAGCTTTCCAGCGGCGTCGTAATCATTGTCACGCGCCACCCGTTTAAACAATGGAATGATTTCCCAGCCCATATCTTTGGCTCCCATGTTGAGCCATAGGCGAGCATCCGGCTTGTCTTTTGCAAACTCAATAAACCCTTTAATGGTTAAATCAATGCGCTTACGAGGCTGGTTTCTATTGCCATTGAATACAATGAATACATCCTCTGGAACTCCTAGCTCTTTTCGGCACTCAAGAGGATCAATGGGGAAGAATCGACTGAAATCAGTGCCATGTGGAATAATATGAATGGGTTTTTCATAGCCCATTTTGATTAGCTCTTGTTTGCCAAATTCCGTATAAGTGGCAAGACCGTCCCATGCGCTTACGGGATCGTTTAACTCAGGGAAAATGCCATAACTATCAATAGGTGCGTAAACAAAAAACTTGAAAGGAATCTTTTCTTTTAATGGTTTTACGGCATCCCACAGATTAATAGCCACCCACAAGTCATTGGTCACCCAAATTAAATCTGGCTGAATAGTTTGCACCAACTCAGCAATGCGATGGGCACCAAACGGATCCGAGCCATATGCCATCGCCGGATAGCTTCTGTATCTGGCGGCTTCTTCGTTGTAATCGCCGTGCCAGTTTGTTGCCAGAACATGCACTTCATGTTCTTTTGCCAACGCCGGGAGTAGGTATTCTGCCACTCGTCCAAAGCCGGTTTGGACGAAAGCGTCCCCGGCATAAAGAATTTTTGCCACTAGAAAAACGGAACTTGTCCGATGATAACGGCAAAATTACGCTGTTCTCGTTGGAAACTGCTGGCGCAAATATTCAATGCGGCACTTGCATCGCGAGCGACAGGCGCACCGCTGGCCAGGCATGGGCAGACTTCCAATAGGGGTGATGCCACGGGCAGCATGATCAATGCAATCTTGGCAGTGCTGGGCCTGTGGGTCTAAAATACGACGCATTAGACTGTAGCCTTGTTTTTCTTGCCGAATCGTGGTTCCTTCCCAGTAAGAACCACGAACGCTTGCAGCATATAAGCCGATACGAGCAAGAGCCATGGCACCAGAAACGCGGCCAGCCAAAAGATCAGCAGCAAAATTCTGTAGATAAGAATATTCCGAACGAAGGCGTTGACCGATGCGACCATAGTCGCTCTGCGAGAGGGCATTTTTGCCTCCAGCTCCGACCATTGCCGCTTGGAGGTGAGCTGGCTTGAGGGCTTCACGAACACTGCCTTGCCATTGATCAATGGTGATATTGCCGTCAATGAGACGGCGTGTAAAGTCTTGAAGCTGGCTGTTGAGCTTCTTAATGCGGCCATCGACTAGTGCTTCAATGGCCGCTTTACTCAGGAAGCGACCATTTTCTCCGCGATACCGTCCACTGATTGGATCGTAGGACCATGCGGCATCAAACCTTGGAAGCGCATCACTCAGTGGGCTCAACATTGCCAGCCTCCAGAATGTCCTTAAAGCGCTCAGGAGCTTCAGTTTTCCATTGGTTCAATGCAGCATCAATGTCTTCCGAAGAGATGAGGGATGCTTCGTCATAATCATTTAGAAGAAGGCCCGAAGCTTGGATGGGGGCAATGGCGTCATTCTTTTGAAAATATTCCGCCTGCTCTTTCTTCCCTTTAAACGCTCCTTCCATTGATCCATGCTTCCGTTTGTACAGTTCCTTGTACTTCTTCGTGACATAGGCGCCAGCAACAGCACTAGGCCAAGTTTTGAATTTCGCCTTTGCTGACGAAATAGCCTGCTGATGCAGCTCTTTATCGACAAAAGTGGCGTCTTCTTTAATTTGCTCTAAATCGCCAGATAGAAACAGGCCAGCAGCATCTTGCACTTCACGGCTTCCGTCCATTGGCAACGTGCCATTTTGTTCGTTCATGGGGTCGCGACCACCAGGGGGCACTGCTTTCTGCCCAGGAGCCTGCGGCAACTCACGGGGGAGCGATGGGTCAAGAGTGAGTTCCATTGACCACTCAGAGCCGCCATAACGGGCATCTGCCACTTCTTGCGGGTGCAGCACGCCAAGCTGGATGTAGCGACCGTCCACGGCAGCCACACGCGCTCGCACGTCTGCCTTTTCCCTTTCGTTCAGCTCAAACAAGTCGTTAAATTTGACGCGCCACGATTCAGGAAGTTTTCCCTGAGTAGGGCCATCCTTGCTCAGCATGATCATCTTCATGAGATGCTGCAGAGGGCGCTTGTAATGCGAAGCCTGATAATCGCCTAAGTGCTTGGCAAAATCACGCTCTTCGCTGCGACCAGTGGAGCCAAGGCCACCGGGACTTTCACCAAACAAAATCGTGTGGGGAATTTGCGAAGCGCCAATAATGTCAATGCGAAGTTTTTCTAAAATTTCGCCAATGCCACCAAAGTTGCGACTAATAAATTCAAGCTCTTCCTTTTCTGCATCAATGGCGTAACCGCGATAAATGCTCTTGCTCATGTCGTTTAGGACTAAGCGCTCTCGCACATCTTTTTCCTTGCCAGCAGCAAGCATGGAAGAAAGGCCGCGAAGTTTATGCACAAAAATGTCAAATTCCGTCAGCAAGGTGGCAGCAGAGCTGATGCCAGTGGAGTAGAAACGGAAGCTGTCATACACGCTTTGCAGCGTGCTCATCCCCCAGCCATAGTTTCTCTGCCGAATGCGATAAGGGAGCCATTCACCATCGAACCGCAAAATCCTGTCTTTGTGGATTTTGGTTAGCTGCGGCTGGTTAATCAAATCGCCAGAAATAATTTGATAGTACGTTGCCTTGGAATAATCGTAAAGTGAGTCTTCGTTGATCATTGGCGCAATTTGCCAGCGATCCAGCACTTCCATGCCTTCGATGGCACGAATGTTTCTGTAGTCCACTGGCTTGTCAGCAGACCTACCATCGTCAATGTAAAGAAGGATGACAGCACCACCGAACAGGCGGGCATTTTTAGAGGCCAAGCCAAGGTTTTCAAGGATGTATAAATCCTCAATCACTTGCTCAATGCCCGTTACTTCCTCCGCTGCTGCACCTTCTCCACCGAACAATACCTTGAAACCTTTTCGCGTGGACTGCTCAGCGACAATATCCACAATACGCTTGGGAATCCACTCGCTGTAGAGGTTTTCAAGTTCTTCCTGCGTGAGGAAAATGAGGGGGGTGGAAGCAGTGTATTGGCTTTTGTCCCTGGAGGTGCCCATGCCAGTCAAGGCATTAACAAGGCCGTCCACGCGCAAGCCCTCCTGCCCGTTATGCCCTAAATCCACAAGCTCTTCAGACATTTTTCATCATTTGTGTGCGTTGCATCTATGCTAACAGTGGCTAACATGGCCTTGATCTCTGTTCCTTTATGGCCACTCCCGTTACGTTCGTCTTTACTGAAGAAGAAAAAAGGCTTGCGATGGAGGAGGGCCTGAGGCGTCAAGGAGTGAATGAAGCTCAAGGGTTGCGTGGCCGCAACGGTGGAGCATGGCAAGGCTCTAAAGCCCTGGACATTCACTTGCTTGGCGCTGCTGGGGAAATGGCCGTGGCTGCTCATTTGGGCATGAAGAGCTTTCTCTATAAAGAAACGCAAGCCAAGCGCGGCAGCAACGATCTGCCAGGTATGGACATCAAGACGCGCAGCAAGCACAAATACGATTTAATTGTTCAGAAGAATGAAGATCCTGATAAGAAGTTTGTACTGGTTACTATTGAAGATAAAACCACTCTCATTCATGGCTGGTGCTATGGACGCGACGCAATGAAAGAAGAATATTGGGCAGATCCTGCTCGTGGACGCCCTGCATACATTGTTCCTAAAGGAGTGCTA